AAAAAAGTGGCTTAAATCGCTTGAAAATGCAAACTGGATAGCAAAATGGCATAATAATTTAGATGACTGTATTGAAACAATAGATAATTATTTTAATAATAAATTGTGAGTAGGGTGAAAAAAATATATTATGATGAGACGGCACAAAAGGTTCGTTGGACACAAACCTCAACAGATAAATTTAAATATAATTACAGATATATAGGTGAGGCAAATGAGCCAGAGTTTGATTTATTAATGGATTTTTTATGGTTTATTTATGAGGAAAAAGACATCACCTATGATCAATTTTTTGACACATATAAAGAATTAAGAGATTTTTGTGATCAGATCAAAGGTCTGGTTGACAAAGAATAAACATTTATGAAATATAATAGAATTTACAAACCTAAAAAGTTTGATAATTTTACAATTATCCCTAGTTATATTTTAAGGCATAAAGGTATTTCAATTGGTGCAACTGGTCTTTATGCATGGTTATTTTCACACACATCAAAACAACAAATTACAGTTGAATTTATTTGTGGCCATTTTAAGGAAAATCAAAGTGCCATAAGATCTAAATTAAATGAGCTAATATCATATGGATATTTAGTCAGAAAAAGAGTTTATAATGATGGTAAAATTGTTGGCATTGATTATTACTTACATGACAATCCTAAAAAGCTAGAAGTCGAAAACCTTAATGTAGAAAACCTTAATGTAGAAAATCAAGCACAAAGTAATATTATTAATAATAATATATATAATAAAAGTAATATTAGTCAAAATGCCAATATTGAAAAATCATTTGAGCATTTTGTAAATTTATTTGATTTAAAATATCGCCCAAAAACCAAAACACAAATAAAAAACTGGATGCAATGTTTAGATAGATGTGTTCGTATTGATAAATATGATTTAAAAGAATTGTATTTGGTTTGCAAGTATATGAGAAACAATGATTTCTGGAAGCATAATTTTTTGACACTATTAAAACTTAGAAATCATGACAAAAACGGCATTTTTTACATTGATAGATTTTTTGAAATTTATAAGAAACAAAACAAACCAGCTTGTTATTGGAAAATAAAAGGTATAAAACAATATTTAATTTACAATGATCATGATGGCACTGAAAAATTAGGTGCAATAACAAAAACCAATAAGCTCAATGAGTTTAATTTATTACAGTTTTTAAATAAAGATGAAATACAAACACTCAAAAATTTTGTAAATGGTCATTGATAAATTGTACACATTAGATAAGTATGAACAAAAGATTGTAGAATTATGTGCAAATCAAAGGCAAAATAATAAAATAAAAACTGGTTGGGATGGTCATAAAACTGTAAATGAAAAATCTGATATTGATTTGAATGTTGTTGGGTTTGGTGGTGAATTTTTATTTGCTAGAGAAAATAATTTGTTTCCAGATTTTAAGATTCATAATACATCAAAACAATTAAAAACAGATCAATATGATTTATCTTGGATGGGTAAAAGTGTTGATGTTAAAGTAAATAGAAACAAAAACAATCCATTTATGATTCCAGTATATGCCAAAACATCATGTGATATATTTGTTTTATTTTCATGCCAATATCCAAAATATGTTTTTGAGGGTTTTATGCTTGGATCAATTATTTTCAATAAAAAAAATATAAGAATGACCAGAGTTGATGCATATGTTTTGGAGAAAAAAAACTTATTAAGTTACGAACAATTAATTTTTTTGTTGAATTTATAGAAAATTTTTTTTTATATTTAAGAAATTTTTTTATTTATGAATCACTATAACGACCTTATTGATTTAGGAATTCAACTTAAAAAATCTTATGGATCTATTAAAACAACTTGTCCTAAATGCTCACATAACAGGCGAAATAAAAAAGATCAATGCTTAAGTGTTAACATTGATGATGGTTTGTATAATTGTCACAATTGTGGCTGGAGTGGTAATGTAAAATTTAAACCAAAAAAAAAATTTATAACACCTTTAAAGGTCAATTGTGATCTAACTGAAAGAGTTAAAAAATGGTTTGAAAAAAGATCAATTACAGAGCCAACACTTAATCATTGGAAAATTGGCGAATCTCTTGAATATATGCCTCAGGTTCAAGCAAAAAGACGTTGTATTAATTTTAATTATTATAGAAATAACGAGATTGTTAATGTAAAATATAGAGATGGGCAAAAGAATTTTAAAATGGTTTCTGGTGCGGAACTTATATTCTATGGTCTTGACAATATTGTTGATTTAGATGTTTGTTATATTGTTGAGGGTGAAATGGATGCACTTAGTTTGCATGAATGTGGTCTATATAGTGTTTGCAGTGTTCCAAACGGTGCATCAAAGGGATCCCAAAAACTTGAATATCTCGACAATTGTTTTGAATATTTTAAAGATAAAAAGCAAATTATATTATGCACTGATAATGATGATAGTGGTTTAAAACTTAGAAACGAATTAGCTAGGCGATTTGGTAATTATAAATGTAAATATGTTGATTTTGGTGAATATAAAGATGCTAATGAGGTTTTGATAAAAAAAGGTGCTGAAACTCTTAGAAATATAATAAGTGAGGCAAAAGATTTTCCATTAGAGGGAGTTTTAAACATAGATAATATCTGGAATGATGTTTTAAATTTTAGTGAAAATGGGATCAAAAATTATTCATTAGGATTACCAGGATCAGATGACTGGTTCAAATTAGCTTTTGGTGAATGGACTGTTTTGAGTGGAATTCCAAATAGTGGTAAATCTGATATTTTAGATCAAATATTGTGTAACTTGGCAACAAAACATGATTTTAGATGTGCAATGTTTTCGCCTGAAAGTTTTCCTTATGAAGGTCACATCAAAAGAATAGCAAATAAATTAAATCAAAAAAATTGTACAATAAACGATTTAAATAAAACAAAAGATTTTATTGAGGATCATTTTTATTGGATTAAAATTGATTTAGAAAATTTAACAGTCAAAGGCATTTTGGATTCATTTAGGGAGCTTGTATTTCAAAGAGGAATCAACATTTGTGTGATTGATCCATGGAACATGCTTGATCATTCAGCTCAAAAAGATCACAGTTATATTGGAAAAATATTATCTCAAATAACTCAATTTTGTCAACAAACAAACACTCATTTATTTTTAGTTGCACACCCTAGAAAAATTGAAAGTGATGGTGGCGTTTACAGAAAACCAACATTATATGATATTTCTGGGAGTGCTGATTTTTTTAACAAAGCATACAACGGTTTGATTAGTTATAGATGTATTGGGCAAAAAACAAAATACAAAAGCGATGTTGTTCGAATCCATATTGAAAAAGTAAAGCGAAAGGAAAATGGTCAATTAGGTGAATTTGAGATTGCACCAGATTTTGATTGTGGTGGTATTTATAGATCAATAACAGAAACAGATAAAAAATTTGAAATAATAAAAGATAATGTGCCGTTTTAATGAACAAAAAAGAATTTAACAAAAACAAAAAAAAATTATTGGATTTGTGTGATCGCATAATGGAACTCAAGCAACCAGAGTACACAAACCAAAATAATGATGTATTGCATAATTTTAAACAAACAGCACAAATCATTGGTATTGAACCAATTAAGGTTTGGAGTGTTTTCTTTAATAAACATATACAATCTATTTTAAGCCATTCAAATGATCCAAATTTAAAACAAGCGGAACCCATTGAATCAAGATTTGCCGATGCAATAAATTATTTAACTTTAGGGTTTGCATTGTTAAAAGAAAAAGAGTGAACATTTTTTTGAAAGCACAATCCTGGTGTTTTAAGAATAAAATTATTATTTACATAGTTCCTTTGCAATATAAAAAAGAATGTCACATTGAAGTAAGTGACAATGGAACAATTATCAGATCCCCAAACACTTATAAAAATCAATCTGTTGCATGTGATAAAATCTGGGATCTTTATTTATTTTATTATAATTCAAGAGCCAATAAAAAAAATAATTAATTTTGTGATATGAAAATGAACAGATTGGACACTATAAAAAAGAAACTAATATCAGCATTGGCAAAAAATCTTGGTATTGTTACGGCCGCATGTAAACAATCAAAAGTTTCTAGATCAACATTTTACAATTGGTATCACAATGACAATGATTTCAAAATTGCAGTTGATGATATAAATGAGCAAACAATGGATTTTGTTGAAACTCAGTTACATAAAAAAATAAAAGAGGGTGACACCTCCAGCATAATATTTTACTGCAAAACCAAAGGTAAAAAGAGGGGTTACGTTGAAAGGCAAGAGATTCAACATGATAGCTCTATTGAAAGCAAACTGATTGAATGGACACCAGCCAAAGACAAAAAATAAAAGAGTATTGCAACAAACAATTTTATCAAGCCATTGAATCTAAAAAAAGATTAAAGATATTTCAGGGCGGAACTAGAAGCGGTAAAAGCTGGTCATTGATGCAATATTGTTTGTATATGATGACAACAGAAAAAACACCGCTAACAATCTCAATAGTCAGAAAAACATTACCAGCACTTAAAAGGTCAGTTTTAAGAGATTTTTTACACATATCTAAACAGCTGGGTATTTATTGGCATGGAGTTCATAATAAGTCAGATAATACCTTTGAGTACAATGGCCACACACTTGAAATGTTTAGCACCGATGATGCACAAAAGATTAGAGGATCCTCAAGAGATATTTTATGGATTAACGAGGGCAACGAATTATTCTTTGAAGATTATCAACAGTTGGCAATGCGTACAAGATCAGAGATATTAATTGATTTCAACCCAAGTGATCCAGTACATTTTTTATATGATCTAGCCGAGCAAAAAGAATGTGATTTGTTTATATCAACGTATAAAGATAATAAGTTTTTACCTAAAGAGCTGGTTGATGAGATAGAAAGAATAAGATCTAGAGATCCAGATTACTGGCGTGTTTATGGTGAGGGTCAGCGTGCAATATTTAGTGACAAACAAATATTTAAAAACTGGCAATACATACCACATAAAGATTTTCCAGAGTTTGATGAAACAGTGTTGGGCATTGATTTTGGTTATACAAATGATAATTTGGCTATCATTGAGGTTGCAAAGGTTGGTGATAAACTTTACTTGCATGAGTTATTATATAAAACTGGAGTGACTAACAAAGATCTAGCAAACTTTCTAAAAGCAAAGGGACTTGATGACACATTAGCTTATTGTGATAGTGCTGAACCCAAAAGCATTGAGGAACTTAGACAAATGGGTATTTTAGCTAAGGGTGCAATAAAAGGCCAAGGATCAATTAATGCTGGTATCAGTTTATTAAAAGAGTTTGAGATTATAGTTTCTTTAGAATCAAAAAACATGCGTAAAGAACAGCAAACATATTTTTGGGATGAGTTAAAGGATGGTACAATCATAAACAAACCCATTGATAAAAACAATCATTTAATGGATGCACTCCGCTATTGTGTTTATAGTAAATACAAAAACCGAACTGAGTTTTTTGTTGTTTAACAAAACAATTTTATATTTTGTATTTTTACATAAAATTTTATTTTAATGGCATCATTCTTTGATAGGTTACGATCAATACTTAACAATAAATCTCAACAAACTAGCGAAAGGTATAACAGGGCAATTTATAATTATTTAGGTAATTCAATAATATATTCACCAGAAAATGATGAAACTTATGTTAACGATGGTTACCGAAAAAACGCAACCGTTTATTCTCTTATTAACATAATTACAAAAGCCGCATCAACAATACCTTATCACATATATCGCAAGGTTGATGAAAACAATTTCAAAAGATATAAAGCAATGCAAGCTGGGATCGCCGATCCTAATATTATGTTTAAAGCAAATAGATTAAAAAAACATGCATTGGTTGAGCTTGAACATACTGATTTACATAAATTAATGGAGCGACCTAATCCAGCTCAATCATATGCATCCTGGATCAGTGAGATTGTTGCATTTGGAAAATTAACTGGTAATCGTTACATATATGGGATTGGCCCAGAAACAGGTGATAATGTAAATAAATATACCGAACTGTATGTGATGCCATCTCAGATTGTTGAGATTCATTCAGGCGGTTTGATGAAACCCATTGATTCTTATACAATCGAATATAATGGAACTTATAAAATACCACCAGAGCAAATGCTCCATATAAAAGATTTTAACCCTTATTATGATGGCACTGGTTCGCACCTTTATGGTCAATCACCTCTAAAAGCTGGTTTGAGATCAATGACAACAAACAACGAGGCAACTGAAAGCGGTGTTAAGTTTTTACAAAATCAAACCGCTAGAGGAATTTTAATGAGTGAAGAGGGTGACTTAAATGAGGTGCAAGCTCAACAACTAAAAGATAAATTTAGACGTGACCACCAAGGGAGCAAAAACGCTGGTGATATAATCATCACACCTAAAAAATTATCATGGGTGAACTTTGGATTAAATGCAAGTGACATGAGTTTGATCGAACAATATAATGCATCAATCAAAGATCTCTGTAATATTTTTAACGT